TTGCGGCCATTCGCCAACACCTCCGCAACTACGACTCCCAAGGACGCACTGAAGACGAGAAGGAGCTCGATGTCACCCGCCTTGCCAAGATCTGTCGCCCTTTGGCGAAGAAGATCACAGCGTAGGTCTTTCTGTCCCTTCATGGGGCATTCTGAGCCATTCTGGCACATAACTGACCATTTCCAGCGACTATAGCCCTTACGCCGAGAAGTTGTACCTTCACTCTGGTGCCATCACTTCTGCTTCCAACCCGATTACTGATGTCCAGCCCATCGGTCGCAAGCGTGACAAGGTGTCCATCCAGGCTAAGGTCGAGGGTCAGAGGCGCAAGTTGGATGCTCAGATTGCCGCTGAGGCCTCAACCCCCTCCAAGAAGGTAAGTTTACCCCCTTTCCAGCCATTCTCAGCCATTATGGCGCATTCTGACGCACAATAGGCCAAGGGCACCGTCGTCAACGCCAAATCGAGGGAGTTGAACGGTCGTGCTGCCAACCTGGCTGTCGAGATTTCGGCCTTGGAGGCTGAGAGGGATGCTGCCACTGGTCCTGCCAAGGGTCGGCTGACCAAGCGCATCAAGACCAAGGAGAAGGAGCGCAACGCGGTTCTCGCTCAAGCTGGTTCCTCGTGATTCGCTGGTGGACATGGTGGATGATTCTGTAGTATTCTCGGTCATTTCGTGGCGTTCTGGGCCATAATGCCGCACCTGGGGTGCTTTGAGATACCCGCTGCCTCTGCAGCTTTCAATGACATATGATGACCTCTTCTTCTGCATTCTTGACTGTATTGGACCATTGTGGGCCATTCTGGCGCACTCCGTTCTCTGTCGGATCTGAGTGCCATTAAACACCTAAAACCCTGTGGGAAAAATGGTGAAGGTAACTTCAGATTTCTTCTTGTCCGACTTAGAGATTTCCAATTTTTCGGCTGCTAGGCCTGACTATCCCCCTTCTTTTTGGGGGGCCGTCCCGGCCGCCTTTTAACAGTCTGCGAGGTTTGTTGTCTCTTTGGGAGCATTTTCTCCCTTGTCCAGAACTCTTTAAGGGCGTTGGAGGAAATATTCACTCCAGGCTCCCATGTGTTCTCTTCATCGCCGTATCCAGCCCACTTTACGTGGTATAGCCATTGTCCTTCATCATCTTGGCTTCTTTCAATGATTCTTTCCACCTCCCACACATCGTCACCAAAAGTGCGGAGTGTGTCCACAATCTGGCGATCTGGGTGTGGAATTATCCCTTTGGGATCGAAAGGTTCCAAGAGGGACGCATGGAACACTGGATGGACACTCTTCAGGCCGGGTAGGTCCACTTTGAACGACGTTGGCCCAATCTGGGCCACTATACGCCCCGGTCCGATGTACTTCCAATCCAGTTTCCGTTTTGGCCTTGTGGACTTTATGTGGCGATTTGAGACCATCACTTGGTCTCCTACACCAAAAGGTATCGGTAGCCTGCTCTTGTTTTGATATGCCTCCTGGTACGCATTTGCTGCAAGTATCTTCTTCTTGCACTCTCTTTGCAATGCGAGCACCTTGGTTGCAACCTGCAACCCTAGGGGCGATTCTCCCTGCCCAAGGGGCATACTGGGCCAATCCGCCCCCCTAGGAGCCATCCCGTAGTTCGCTTGGAACGGGGTAGTCCTTATGGTGGCGTGGAGGCTATCATTGTACGCAAACTCCGCAACTGAGATCCATATCGCCCAATCGTCCTGCTCCAGGGAGCAGTAACACCTCAAGTACTGTTCTAGGGTTTGATTCTGTCTTTCTGTCTGTCCATCAGTCTGTGGATGATAAGCAGACGACAAAACCCTCCTTGAGTTCAGGTAGTGTTGGAAGGTTCTCCAGTAGCCTGCATTCATCAGAGGACCTCTGTCTGAGATGATGCGCTTTGGAACTCCATGGAGTCGAATTACTTCTCTTATCCAGGCCTGTGCAAGGTCAACTCCATCCCAATCCCCTCTTGCTGGAACATAGTGTGCCATCTTTGTCAATCGGCACACAATTACGAGTATTGCGTCGTACACTACTCCAGCGAGCTTGCTTGGGGGCAACTCTGTGATGAAATCCATTGTTGCTTCTTCCCACGGCCTGTCTGGCGGTGGCAAAGGCGCGAGCAATCCATATGGACTGTGTCGTGCTGGGGTTGATCTCTTGCAGGGCACACATTCCCGGCAGTACTGGCTGACGTCCTCTCTCATGTTCTTCCACCTGTATCGGCGCTGGAGCTTTTCAAGTGTCCTTCTTGCGCCGAAGTGTCCTGCGAGTGGGCTGTCGTGGCACTCTTGTAGCGCCGTCGCCTTCTCCTCGGACGTGGTGAGGTGTCTTATGCCTGACTGAGTCGATGTGCCTTGTTCTGGGTCGTTCTGACCCGCCTCGGGACCAGATTCATCCGACTGACTTTCCGTGTCTGGTTCCGTACTGGTTTCCTCCTGCATAGTCCGGAATTCCTTAGGAGCCCGTCTATCGGCTTTCTGGAATTCCTTCAGGACCATCTTTGTCTCGGGCGACATGTCCTTGCGTCCAGCAGCTCTTGTTTGTACTGCTGACACCTGAGTGGTGTAATCCTCCTTCTTTGAGAGTAGATCCTTCAGTGGTTGTACAAAAGCTTCGTTATACTTTTGAGATGGTTTTTGTGCCTCTGCCATATAATCTGGCCTTCGTGATGGCCCATCTGCTGGATTTGTACTCCCTGGTCTGTGGTTTAGGACAAAGTCATACTGACTCAGTACCAAGTACGACCTAACCTGTCGGTGGTTCAGTACCTTGGTCTCCATAAACCACTTCAGGTTCATGTGGTCTGTAAGGATCTCAAAGTGGATTCCTGAGAGGTAATGCCGCCAGTGCTTCACACTCTGCACTATAGCTAGCAATTCTTGGTCATGGGTGTCGTAGTTGTACTCCGCTTGGATAAGTTTGCGCGAGTAGAAGTCAACTGGTCTCCATTGGTCCTTGTTGTCCGATCCTGGGCCATTCTGGCTCAAGATACCTGAGATTGCTCCACCTGAGGCATCGACCTCTAGTCTTGTTGGTCTCTCCCTCTCGAAGTGGGCAAGTATAGGTACCCCCAGAAACGCGTCTTTCAAGCACCTTACTGCCTCTTTCGCCTCTTTTGGCAAATCTAGGCGTTGACCTTCCTCCCTCTTCATGGCTGGCCCGCCCCGGGCTTGCCCTGGTGACTTCTTCGTCAATGTGGTTAAGGGTAGCACAATACGGCTAAACCCTGCAATGAACCTCCTGTAATAGTTCATGAAACCCACAAACACACGGATGTCGCGCACAGTGGCTGGTACCGGCCAGTCCTGGATCGTTTTGACCCGTTCTGGGTCAATGCTGACCCCTCCTGGGGATACTACGTATCCAAGGAACTCTGTGTGCCGTGTGTGCCATTCGCACTTCGAAAGCTTCACAAATAGCTTTGCTTTGCGCAATCTTGTTAAGACTTCCTTGACGTGTCCAACATGTTCCTCTTCTGTGTTTGAGAAGATCAGAATATCGTCTAAGTAGACGATACATGTTACATCAACCAATCCCACCAAGGCCTCGTTCATGTAGGCCTGGAATTGGGCAGGTGCGTTGGTAAGTCCGAATGGCATTACTGTGTACTCGAAATGGCCATACCTTGTCCTGAAGGCGGTCTTCCACTCATCCCCCTTCTTGATCCTAATCCTGTGATAAGCGTCTCTGATGTCCAGCTTGGTATAGACCTTTGCTTGGGCCAGACGCTCCAGGGATTCCGCGATCAAGGGTAGTGGATGACGATTCTTCACAGTAATCTTGTTCAGGCCTCGATAATCCACACAAAGCCTTAGAGTGCCATCCTTCTTCTTCGCAAAGAGGATTGGGGCTCCTGCTGGGGATTTCGATCGGGTTATCCAACCCCTGGCCATAAAATCGGCTATGTACTTTCGAAGTACCACCAATTCCGCCTCTGATAATCCATACAGTGGCTGGTAGGGAGGCGCGGCTCCCTCTTCAATGTTGATTGCCAGATCGTTCAAGCTGTGCTCAGCAAGCTCTCTTGAACTATCTTCTGACGCAACATCGGCGAATTCGTGGTACTGTGGGGGAAGGTCGGTCCCTTTGGGTCCTTCTGTCCCACTCTGTCCCACAAAGTTGACTGAGCACGCATATACGTCCACTGTTGGGTCCCGCATGGTGCGTTCGAAGTCTTCGGCGTCTTCTGTCGCCATCTTTTGGAAGCTGGCCTGATCTTTGGCCTTGCTTCCCTTAAACAACATACGCCGGCTCGCGTAGTTGACCTTGGGTTGACATTGGTCAATCCAGGGCAGACCCAAGTACATCTTGTACTTTCTTAGGTCTGTGACCACAAACGGTATCTTACTGGATTCTTTCTTTCCTCGTGAGTCCGTGATAGTGGTCTTGACTGTTGTAGTACCATACACTGGTATACTACTCCCATTCACCCCTTCGGCCAAAAGCTGAGGTAAGGGATCAACTTGGAGTCCTTGCTCCTTCGCTACCACAGCTGATAGCAGGTTCAGTTGGGAACCTCCGTCTATCAGGGCCTCGAACGGGCCTGAAGACCCCACTACGGCCTCGACCGTCAATAATCGAGCCGGTTGTGGGTACAACGCGTCATGGAGGGTACCAAGATCCTTGCTTTCCGTCAGGTGGGAAATGTGGGCGAGAAGGTGTGGATCTACACCTTCTGCCCCTTGCCTTTTCCCGGGTCCGATCCTTCTTTGGATTTCTTGGACTTCTCCGGGTTTGGACAGTCGGATGCGTAGTGTCCAACTTCCTTGCAGAGGTAACAAGTGATGTTAGCGTGCTCTGGTTTCGGCTTCCCACCTTTGGTACGCTTGCGGTCATAATGACCCGGACTTCCCCCCTTTGACCGTTTGGGGGTCTCTTTGGATCCCCCTTCGCCCTTGGATCCATTCTTCCCACTCTTGTGTTCCTTCTGGGGTTTTTCGCCCTGATGGTTCTTGGAAGAGGTCCTTTGGCGGAAAATCCGGTTGGCAGCCTCTTCTACCTGCGTAAGAGTCTCTCTTCTCTCCGGAGGGTACATGAAGAGCTGCTTCTGGATATCTTCGGGCAACGCATGGATGTACCCCATCACTTGCAGTGCTGGGCCATGGGTGTCACCCAACTCCTCCCAGTAAGGCCTCATATAATCCAACAGTTCTGTTGGGTTACTATGAGCGAACATACGGGCCTTGCTCAAGGCTTCATATGCCCACTGCCTTCTCTCTGAGAGAGTACCTAGGGAACCTAGCATAACTGCTTTCATGGTTACCCAGGTTGGTGCCCACAACGGGGACAACCGCAGCTGATCGGCTCGATGCGCCTCCCATAGACTCTTCATAGTCTCTGAAAGATACTGCGCACCGAAATCAACCTTCTGCACTTCCTGTGGGAAGTTAGCAGGCAGTCTTTCAAAGTATCGTTCACAATCGCGCTTCCAGCGGTTGTAGTCCGCACGGTTGCGCTTCGTGAACACGTGCGGCGGCTCTGGGCGTGGTAAGCCCGCCGTCGATACCGTTGGGACTGTAGCAGCGAGTTGGATACCACCACGGGTGGTTTGCAGCGCGTTCGTGTCGCCTGCGAGGTATTTGGCCTGTGCCTCTCGAAGGCGTGCCACTCTCTGAAGCTTTGTAGCCTTCTCGTGCCAGGCTTCCAACTCTTGGAGCTCCCGGTCCACTTCGTCGACCATTGGGACATCTTGCGCCACTCTGGCTTGATGTGGCCCAGTTGGCCTCATGCCGGATGGCGGAAGCTGGATATGGGGCTCGTTCGACGTGTTGTCGGACATCGTACGCTGAGTGCTTCCAGACGCTTCGTTCTGGAGTTCCTCAGGCCTCATCGTGGAGGATTCGCCTACAGATGCAAAGGGAGTTCCCTCTCTTGGCTCTGGGGTCAATTCTTCCACTTGGGGTCGGGGTGTGATACTCATCGTAGGATTCCTCTGCTTTGTCTCTCAGTGTGAGATCGAACAGAATGTCAGGCCCTGAGGCAAGGTGCACTGAAAGATAAGGCAACAACACAAGTAGTAATGATATGATCGAGAACAGAGATGTATGGTTGACTGTAGACTGTTCGATGCCAGGCATCGATCCAGTACAAGGGACTATTTATACTAGGCTTACCCCAAGTTGGGTTACTCTGTAACAATTCTCCGAGGCGTCAGCCATTGTGCTGACAATATCCCCCTTCTTGGGTTGATCGTCCCGATCAACTGAACGTTAGGCCGATAGGCCCTGGTAGGGGACGTTATGGTCCAGCGTGGTCCGTTGTGGTGTATCCTGTGACAATTGACTGGAGGCTCAAATTTCCACCTTCACCTGGGCGCGCGCCTCTCTTTTTTCTCTCTCACCTTCACCGCCGATTCCTGCGGTGAGGGCACGGGCGCCCCAGCTGTCGGTAGGGTACTATATATGAGGCTCCCCCCCGTCAATTTGGTCCATTACTCCCACATCCCACTACCTTCTTCAGTAAGTTTCTCCAAAAATCGACTTTTTGCCCTTTCCCTCATTTGCTCCCCTTCTAGGGCATTATGCGCCATTCTGGCGCATATTGACCAAGATGGGTGCCTTTGGGTGGAAAAGGGTCTTTCTGAGCTCTTTCGGTGCTGACTGGTGTATAGCAGCCCATTCTGCGCCGTTCCAGGCCATAGCAGACCACATCTGCCCGCGCAGGCCCCGGCTTCGCTCCTCTCGCCCACCATGAACTTCACGCCCGCATCCAACGACATGGCCGACCATGCTGTCCAGTCCGTCCATGTCTGTGTCCGCTGTATCACCTGGTTCGGCACTTCAGAGTGTCGTGTGGGTGGTATAGTTGGCTGCTGCTTCCCTCCGATCACTGATGAAAATCGGTGGATCTATGAGTCTTGGCTCTTCGAGCTTGAGAATGGGGACGGTGTTCAGACCATGAGATGTTGGAGATGCTTCCTCACCAACTCGGACTGTTTCGCGGTATGTTTGGCCATTTTGGCGCATGCTGACATCTTGTAGATGCCCAAGGAGCACCGCGACCACCTTGCGGCCATTCGCCAACACCTCCGCAACTACGACTCCCAAGGACGCACTGAAGACGAGAAGGAGCTCGATGTCACCCGCCTTGCCAAGATCTGTCGCCCTTTGGCGAAGAAGATCACAGCGT